AGAGGAAGCAGTATCAATTTAATATAGCAATTATTTAATATTCGTTATACTAGTTGATTTCTATTTCAGAGCAAAAGAGGGAGAAAAAATTCCGGTAGTGAAAGAAACAAAACAGGAGACAACAGAAAAACAGGTTACAAAAGAGCCTTTCGATATTGCTCCATATTTCATATCTGTAGTAGAGAAAGTTCCTATTGAAGCATTAGATGCTATGGAGAAAAGTTTTAGGAAAAATAACAGTAAGACTGTTAAATTGGCTACACTTTCTATTTTAGCAGAAAAGATGAAACGTAATATTGAATAACTAAATACAGTAATCAGAGCATCTATCAGAAATGGTAGGTGCTCTTTTTATACAAATTTTTGTGTGCGACATCGCACCAGGGAGGAGGCGAAAAGATGGGGCAGAAGAAAATAGGTGCATTTATCACACTTGACGGTGAAAAAGAGTTTCGATCAGCAGTCACTTCATGTAATAAAAGTCTGGCCACAATGAAATCCGAGATGAAACTGGTGGAAGCACAAACTGCAGGATCAGCGAATTCGCTGGAGACATTAAAAAAGAAGCATGAAGTATTGACAAAAACGCTGGATGAACAAAAAGAAAAAGAAGCGGCACTGAGAAAAGGATTGTCCCATGCAGAACAGGAATATAACAGAGTTGGAACAGCTCTGAGTGAATATCGGGAAAAGCTGGAACAGGCTGAGAAAACACTGCAAGAGATGAAAAATGCTTCAGATACAACAGAGGAATCCCTGGATGAACAAAGCGAAGCAGTAGAAACTCTTCAACTGATCGTAGAAAAAGGAGAGGAAACTTACCGAAGAGCAGGAAATCGAATCCAGGACTGGCAGAAGCAGCTGAATCATGCGGAAGCGCAGACAATTCGCGCCACACGTGCGCTGAATGAAAATATTACTTACATGAAAGAAGCAGAGTCTGCATCTGACGGATGCGCAACAAGTATTGATGAATTTGGAAAGAAAGCAGATCATCTTGCGGATGAATTAACAAAAACATCAACGATCATCAAAGCGAACTTCATCAATACATTGGTTGACAGTGGAAAAGATCTGATGGCAGATACTTTCCAAAGTGCAGTGCAAGGCACACTGGAATTACAGGATGCACAGAATCAGCTGAGAGCAAGTACCGGAGCAACACAGATGGCCACAGAAGCCTATGGAAAAACCATGCAGGAAATTTATAAAGAAGGGTATGGAGATTCCATTCAAGATATTGCAGATGCAATGGCTATGGTAAAACAGTATACAAATGAAACGAATCCGGAAAAAATACGGGAACTGGCAGAAGGAGCAATGGCGCTGCAGGACGTATTCGACATGGATTTAAGCGAGTCCATCCGGGGTGTGGATGCATTGATGGACAATATGGGGCTGTCTGCATCAGAGGCATTTGATTATATTGCGAAGGGCGCACAAAACGGACTGGATAAATCCGGAGAATTAACGGATAATCTGGCAGAGTACAGTTCACTGTGGGCACAGGCGGGATTTTCTGCAGAAGAAATGTTCACGATCCTGCAGAATGGATTAGATTCCGGCGCTTACAACCTGGATAAAGTCAATGATTATGTAAAGGAATTCGGCGTTTCCATGTCAGACGGCCGGATTGAAGAAAATTTAAAATCATTTTCAAAGGAAACCCAGAATTTATTCTACGCATGGCAAGATGGAAAAGTAGCGATGAAAGACGTTTTCCAGTCAGTGATCACAGATCTGGCCAGCATGGAAAATCAGCAGGAAGCGCTGACGATAGCAAGTAATACATGGAGTGCATTGGGAGAAGACAATGCAATGAAAGTTATCACATCTTTGAATAAGGTGAACGGAGCCTATAAGAATGTGAAAGGATCCATGGAAAGCATCAAATCTATCAAATATGACAGCGTGACCAATCAGTGGAAAGAACTGGGGAGAACCTTTCAGACAGACGTGATGACGCCTGTTCTGAAGAAGTTTTTGCCGGCGGCTCAAAAAGGAATGACGGTTCTGGCCGACAATATTGAAACGATCGTACCGGTGGCAACGGCAGCAGGAACTGCAGTGGGAACGATTTTTGTAGCCAAAAAAGCCAAAACCTTAATAAAGGACATCAAAGATGTTGGAAGCGGAATTGGAAGTCTGATTGAAAAAGTGCTGATCTATACCGGAGTAAAGACAGCGGAGACGGCAGCGGAAACTGCAAATACAGCGGCAACCGTGGCAGGAACAACAGCTACAGTAGCGCAGACAACGGCAACAGGAGCGGCGACAGCGGCACAAACAGGTCTGAATGCGGCAATGGCAGCCAATCCCATCGGGATTCTGGTAGTAGGTCTTGGGGCAGTGGTAGGAGCAACTGCACTATTTTCATCTGCAATGACCGATGCAAAAGAGGAAACGGAAGAACTGGGAAGCAAGACAGAAGAAGTAAACCGCAAGATGGAAGATGCATCAAAAGGTCTGACCGATTCCATGAAGAATATGCAAGACTCTGTAGAATCCTTAAATGCAAAAGAAATGTTGTCCGGAGATCTGGTGACGGAATTGTATGATTTAGCAGAAGGAGCAGGAAAATCTTCTGAAAAAATAGGAAGGATGCAGGTCATTGTAGACGAACTGAATTCATTGTTTCCGGATCTAAGTCTTACAATCAATGAAAATACAGGAGCGCTGAATAAAAATGAAGCGCAGACCAAGCAATCCATTGATACGGCATTGAAATTTGCAAAAGCACAGGCAGCACAGGAGAAAATGGCAGATATCGCAGATGAACTTGTAGAAGCGGATATGGCAAGGTATGAAGCAGAACAGAATCTGGAGAATATCGGGACCAAGTTAAAGAATCTGGAGGAAGAACGCCAAAAAGTATTAAAGAAAAGCAAAGAATCAACCGAAGAAGGGACAGCTGCTTATGTAGAATACAATGGAAAAATGATGGATTCCCAGCAGGCGCTTATGGAAATTGCGGAATCAGAACGGGAATTGAAAGATCTGAGGAAAGAACAAAAATCTGGATTGGATGAATTGAATGAGACTTATGAAAAAGCAAATGAAAAGTATCAGAGTGCCTATGACTATACCGAAGGATTAACCGGAAAAATCAATGAAAACACAGAATCTACCAACGAAAATACAGAATCCAAAAAGGCAAATATAGAAGCAGAGAATGGCAAGCAGGCAGCGTCAGCATCCAGTATTGAAATTGCAGGGCAGGAGATCCAGGCATATAAAAACCTGTCTGCTACGCAGCAGGAAATGGCTGTGAATGTAACGAACAGTGTACTGACGATGCAGGAAAATGTGCAGGGAGCGCTGCAGTCTCAAATGGATATGTTCGAAGCATTTGACGGCGGGGTACAGATTTCCACGGAGCAGTTATTGGCAAATATGCAGTCTCAGATTGATGGCGTGACGCAATGGGAACAGAACATGACTGCATTAGCGGACAAAGGTGTAAATGAAGGTATTTTGCAAAAGCTGGCAGAAATGGGACCACAAGGATCTGGATATGTGAATGCGTTTAATTCCATGACTTCTGAAGAATTGGCCAAAGCAAATGAACTTTGGGGTCAAAGCGTTGACATCCAGGGTATGACAAACGAATGGGGGCAGGAATTATTAACTGCAGGTGCAGAAAATATCGCAGGGGGGCTTGAAAACCTTACTCCATTGATGGAACAAAGTGGGGCAAATACCGTGATGGGACTTGTGAGAGGAATGCAAAAGGCGCAGGAATCCGCAGAATCATCAGGAAAAGATTTGGGTGTAAAGACCATTGAATCTGTAAATGAAGGGCTGGGATGTAAGTCGCCATCCAGAAAAACCAAAGAATCCGGAAAGAATGTGGATCAGGGGCTGGTAAATGGAATCAACGCTGGAAAAGGATCCGTACAAAATGCGGCAAAAAGTGTGGCTTCCGGTGTTGTCACTACGATAAAAAGTAATTTGAATGAACAGAAATTCTATTCCTATGGATATCACGTATCAGATGGTCTGGCAAGCGGGATTCTGGCAGGGAAATCCATGGTGATACAGGCAGCCGCTTCCGTTGCACAGGCAGCCGTGGAAACGGCAAAAAGAAAGCTGGAGATCAATTCGCCATCCAAGGTATTCCGAAGAATTGGAGCAGGAACCATGGAAGGATATACCATGGGGATCCGGGATGAGATGAAGACCGTGAAGGCAACTGTAGGAGAGGCGATGTCTGTGGGAGAGGGAAAAGGAGTCACAAGAGAACGAGCAGAAGATGACGGAGCGCGAAATTTCTTACGTGTGATCGAAGAAATGGCAAAATATAGAAAAGAAATGCCGGAAATTACAGTCATGGTTGGAAATGAGAAATTTGATTCCTATATTGTAAAAACAGCAAAACGAGGAATTTATGAAGAACAGATCGGAAGTCAGGGGGCAAGAGGAAAACGATGTTTTATATAGTCAGAAATCAGAAAAGCAACCTGGAGATCGGTATTCATGTAAAAGAAAGACCCAAAATACCGGCGCCTGAGTTTCGGTATGAAGAAATAGAAATACCGGGAAGAAGCGGGACCTTGATCCAAGAATCAGGGCTGGTCGATGATCTGAAAATTGAGGTCGTATTTAATTTTGCAGCAAAGCCGGATTTGTGGATGGAGCAGTTTCGGGAAGCAAAGAAATGGTTGTTGGCAAGGGAAGACGATCAGCTGGTTCTCAGTGATGATCTGGAGATGTTCTATAAAGTAAAGCATACGTCTGTTGATACAGCAGAAAGATATGTAAAAACTTTGGGAGAATTTTCTGTAACATTTCTTTGCGAAGGATTTCAGTACAGGCGAGATGGACAGTATGAACATACCATAGAAGAAGTGAAATACAATCCATATTATTTGTCGCAGCCGGTTTATAAAATCCGTGGAAATGGAACCTGTGAACTAAAGGTGAATGGAAAATCAATGATTACAGAAGTTCAGGGCAATCTGACGATTGATACAGAACGGATGTTGGCATACAACGAATCGGGCGTATTGAAAAATACAATGGTCACAGGAAATTACGAAGACCTTCTGTTGATGGAAATGGAAAACACAATTTCATGCAGTATGGGATTTGACCTTTCGATCATTCCAAATTGGAGGTGTTTATAATGATCCAGATATATTTACCGGAAAACACGAATTATGAAAGAAATGGTGATATTACATTATTGCCGACAGTCGCAACCGTGCATGTGGTGTTAAATGGAAACTGGACCGTTACATTGAAACATCCGATTGATGCAGAAGGCAGATGGAAATACATAGAAGATCATGCTGTTGTAAAAATGATGTCATTCAACGGAGAACAGCTGTTCCGAGTAAAAGCGAAGAAAAAGAGAGAATCAGAGATCCAGGCAACATTAGAGCCGGTTTTTATGGATGCACTGGGAGAATGTTTTCTGCTGGATGTGCGGCCAACGGAGAAAACAGGACAGGAAGCATTGAACATCATGCTGGAGGGATTCCCGAAGTATCAAGCGGAATCCGATATTCAGAAAGTAGAAACAGCGTATTATATCAATAAAAACCTGATCGAAGCAGTAAATGGTGAGGAAGAAAATTCCTTTGTGAACCGATGGGGAGGAGAAATACTATATGACAATTATAAAATTGTAGTAAATGAACGGGTAGGATCTGATCACGGGACACAAATTTTATATGGAAAAAACATTGCAAAAGACGGACTTCTGGAAGAAGTTGATATGAGGAACATTGTAACAAGAATATTCCCACAGGCATATAATGGCCGGATGATGCAAAGAGAGACGCCTTGGGTGGATTCCGATCTTCTTCATGTCTATCCGATCATATATAGTGAACTGATCAAGTTTGACGATGTAAAAATGCGGGAAGACGCACAGGAAGATGATGCAGAAAAAGGAATCATTGTATGTGAGACTCAGGAAGAGTTGGAGGAAGTACTGATCCAAAAATGCAAAGATAAATTCAAAGAAGGGATAGATAAGCCGAAAGTAAATCTATCCATCGATATGGTCCACCTTGCGGGAACAAGGGAATACGCAGATGTAAAAGAGTTAGAAAAGGTTTCACTTGGGGATACCGTGCACTGCCGGCACGAGAAACTTGGAGTTATCACAGATGCCAGGGTGATCGAATTGGAGTATGACGCGATCCGGGAGAGGATCGATACGATAGAACTTGGAGATTATCGATATGATTATTTCGGAGAAATGTCAAGAATGGCAGCACGGGTCGGGGAGACGATACGTCCGGATGGGACGGTCGTGGCAGAACAGGTCTATGGAGAAATGAGCGATATCAAAGGAAGGACGCTGACTCTTGGCGGCGGGGAAATTTCGGGAAGTGTAGAAATCCGGAATGCCAGAAAGCATACGGTAGGAGGAGTTACAGACGGAGGAGAACTGATTGATGGAGATTTAAAGATCTGGGCAATTGAAAGAATTATCTTATCACCGGGAAGAGGGTTGGCAGTAAATCAAAGAAACGCATTAAGTGGAAAGGCGATTTTCTCAGATGAAAGTTATCTGGAATTTGAAAGTGGAATTCTTGTAAAAGGACAGACAACAAATGGCGAGATTGTCGAAGATAGAGTTCGGTCCGCAGGACAGGCACGACAAGTTCCATATGGGTTGATTGAAAATGGAACGGAGTGTGCAAGAAAATTAAGCCAACAATACGGATGGAGTAGAAATGCGATTGTCGCATGGCTGGGAAACGTCCAGCAGGAAAGCGCTCTTGATCCGGCCGCATTTCAAGGAGGAGAAGGAAACTGGAGTCAGGGCGTTGGTTATGTTCAATGGACACCGGGGACAAATCTGCAGGAGAGAGCACAGGCTATAGGAAGAACAGACTATCTCACAACAGACTGTCAACTTGCGGTCATTGATTATGAGAGGAAGAATGGGATTCAGTATTATCCGACAGCAGCATATGACTTGACATTTGATGAATTTATCCGATCCAATGCAGAGGTAGAATGGCTCACGATGGCATGGCTGAAAAATTATGAGCGAGCAGGCGATGAAGCGGTAGAAAATCGATTGCAGTATGCAAGAGAATGGAACCAACGAATAGATGGCATTTTGAAAAATGCCGTGGAAGAAGCTGTGAAATGGGCAATTGATATTGCAAATGATGAAAGCCATGGATATGATCAGGCGAACCGCTGGGGACCGGATTATGATTGTTCTTCTCTTTTGATACAGGCGTGGGAAAATGCCGGAGTGCCAGTAAAGAGTAATGGAGCTACCTATACCGGAAATATGCGGGAAGTATTCCTGCAATGTGGATTTGAAGATGTTACAAACGAAGTAAACATTGCGACAGGAGCAGGAGTACAGCGCGGAGATATCCTGCTCAATATCGTAAATCATACGGCAATGGGAATTGGAAATGGACAGATCGTACAGGCGAGTCAAAATGAGTTTGGAGGAATTCTTGGCGGACAAACCGGGGATCAGACTGGAGAAGAAATCGCCACAAGAAGCTATTACAATTATCCATGGGATTGCGTGCTGCGATATCCACAGCACTCGGAGCCAGGTCCGGGACAAGGCTTGGCCTTTGTAAAATGGATACCGAAAGGGGGAATAGAATCAGATGGAAGCAACGAATATCTTAAGAATTGATGCAAGAAATCCGGGACTGACACCAAAGGTGTGGGCAGTACAGTTTGATTCAGGAAGACTGATACGGTGCTATATCGCAGGCACTACTGGCAGTGTGAGCAAGGCAAGGATTTATTGCAGAAAACCAAGCGGAAAAGAAACCTATACGGAAGGAACTGCTATGAATAATTCCTGTATTTTGTTTGGATTAACGGAACAAATGCTGGCAGAAACAGGGGAAGCGGTTTGTCAGCTGCATTTGGTAGATACGGAAAACGTGCTTACATCGTTTGATTTTTTACTGGAAGTAAAAGAAAACAGAATTGCTGGATCACAGATAACGTCAACGGATGAATACCAGGCGCTTGTAGCATTACTGAATCGTCTGGAGAAATTTGATCCGATCGAAATCACGGAATTTGAGATTGATTCGCTGGAGAGCGGATCTGTTTCAGGAGGAAGTATTGCATTGAACGTCCAGAAAATCTATGCATCGGTAGGACAAATGAATGCCGGGTTTGCAACAGACGGACTTCCGGAAAATGCGATCGTGATGATCAGTACAGGAAATCCGAACGATGCAGACAATGCGAAAGTATATCGGAAAGGCGTAAACGGGTATGAGTATATGGTAGATCTGTCCGGAGCAACCGGTCCGAAGGGGGATAAGGGAGATCCGGGAGAAAAAGGAGATTCGGGGAAGGATGGAACAGGGGTTACGATCCTTGGTTCTTATACAACGGAGGATGAGTTATACAAGGAACATCCAACCGGAAATGTCGGAGAATCTTATCTGGTCAGCGGGAATTTGTATGTATGGGATCAGACGTCCAGAAAGTGGAAAAATGTAGGGCAGATCCAGGGACCGGAAGGACCGGCTGGAAAGGCTGCGACAATCTGGATCGGAACAACAACGACGGGAGAACCGGGAACAGAAGCAGCAGTAGAAAATTCAGGAACAGAAACAGATGCCGTATTTGATTTTGAGATTCCACGAGGAACTCCAGGAGAATTAGACGGAATCGAGGATATTCCGAATACTGATATTGACTCACTGGGAGGAGGTTCAAAAGGATGATCATTGCCGTATTTGACGAATGCTCCAGACGTGTGGATATCGATGGAAAGCTGACACAGTGGGATTATGGACAAGTGCTGCAGATTTGTGGAATGCAGATCCAGGAAAAGCAGATTCAGGTACATTTTTCGAACCGCTGTACAGAACATGCACTGATTGTGCTTGGAACAGTGGAAGATGGAGATATCTTTGTAGAAATTCCAAATGAATTGCTGAAAAAGAATGGAGTGATCCAGGCGTACGTCTATCAGACGATTCCGGGAGAAGGAAGAACAACGTTTGAAGTCCGGCTTGGAGTGAAAGCCAGAAAAAAACCGCAAGATTACGAGGCGCCGGAAGATAAACATGCATTGGAACAGGTGTTAGAACAACTGAATAAAAAAGGAGACAGGCTGCAGCTGAAGGAAAACCGGATGCAGCTTTTTTCCGGGGAGAATCTACTCAGTGAAGTGGAACTGCCGGAAGGCGGGGGAGGCGGAACTGTGGAGATAGAGTCGATCACCAATCCGGAGATTGACGAGATTATGAAAGGAGCAGAGTGAAAATGCCAAGAAAGAAAGTAACAAAAGCAGCAGTGCTTGCTGCAGAAAAGAAGTACCTGGATCAGGATGGACTTGCACACCTGGTACAGAAAAACGATGCAAGATACGTAAGAAAAGAGGAGGGAAAAGGGTTATCTGCCAATGATTTTACAGATGAGTACAAGCAGAAGATTGACGATCTGGCATATACCAAGATTGCAATTAACAGCCTGACAGCTACAAACAGCAGCAATGAAATCGGCGCAACAGTAACTGCATCTGATGTAACATGGACTTTAAACAAAGAACCTAAGACCCAGAAAATCCAGTTTGCAAGCGAAGCTGCCGAAAATCTGGATAAGAGCATCCGGAAGAAATCATACACAGGAAAGACAGTGAAAGCAAATACGAATATCGTTCTTACTGTTACAGATGAAAGAGATGCGTCTGTATCCAGAACCGTGACAATCGCATTCCAGCCAAAAGTATACTGGGGCAAGACTAACAAAGCCTCACTCGCAAATGCGGATATCCTTGCATTAGAGGGTTCTGCGCTTGCAGGCGGCAGAGGACGCAGTTTTACAGTAAATGCCGGAGCAGGTGAGAAGATCGTGTATGCAATCCCTACATCATTTGGAACTCCGACTTTTAATGTCGGTGGATTTGACGGCGGATTTACAAAAGCGCAGACATTGGAGTTTACCAACGCATCCGGATATAAGCAGAGCTATGACGTATGGATGTCTGTAAACGCAGGACTGGGGTCTACAGCAGTCACAGTAAAATAAGGAGGCTTGAAAGATGGCACAGAGCATTGAAGGTGGTGTTGTAATCGTCAACACCTTATCCACAAAGAATAATGGAAATTATCCGCTGTGCATGGCGGAAAGCGTGCAGCTTGCGGAAGGAAAAACTGTAGAGCAGAAAATCGGTGAACTGGAGGCAGGCACCGGAAACGAGATCATCACAGAAGATGAGATCAATGGATTGTTTTAAAGAAAAGGAGAGAGAAGAACATGGCAAAATTTTTAGATTTAACAGGACTTGGAACATTTAAAACAAAGATACAGGAATGGGTGAACACTCGTCTAAACAGTGAAGTTACAATCAAAGTCGTAAAAGTGAACGGACAGGCATTAAGCCCAGATGGAAGTAAGGCGGTTAATGTGGATCTGTCCACCTATGCGATCAAAACAGAAGTAACAAAGGAAATCGCACAGGCTGTAAGCGGAATCAAGGGCTTTGATGCACAGGTTGTATCATCCTTGCCGCAGACCGGAGAAAAAGGAATCCTGTATCTGGTGGCAAACAGCGGATCCGGTCAGAATATCTACGATGAGTATTTATGGGTAAACGGAAAATATGAAAAACTGGGAACTCGTGAGATCGATTTGACTGCGTATGCGAAGAAAACAGAGCTCCCGACAAAAACAAGCCAGCTGACAAACGACAGCGGATTTCTGACAGGCGTGCCGGCGGAATATGTGACAGAAACAGAACTGAGCGGGAAAGGATATCAGACAGGTGCCCAGGTAACACAGGCGATTACAAACGCCACAGAAGATATGGCAACTAATACAGGCGTAGAAGAAAAGTTGGAAGGTTATGCTTTGAAAACAGAGATTCCTACTGTAGAAAGCATTTCAAACTCAGAGATTGATTCATTGTTTACCGCGTAAAGTGGGGTGGTTAAATGAAATATTTAAGTTGGACAGGACTACAGCATTTTTACGACAGATATATATCACCACTCAAAGAAGTTGCAAGAACCGGAAGATATGATGATCTGATTGAAAAGCCGGAAATTGTAAACAATACAACAACGGAAAAAGAAGGGACTATACTGGATGGAAGAGTGGGGAAAAAGCTGGGAACAGATATCTCCAATATATGGAAAAATCTGGATCAATTAAATGCAAAAATAGGAATAGAAAGTACCATACAATTCATAACAGTAAAGCAAAAGGTTATAAATTTGCAGAATAATGACTTTTTGGCAATAGCTACAATAGGAGAGTTGACCAACAATAAAGTCGGTGCAGATGAGTTAGATCGTTTGTATATCCAGGCACAAAGTGCGGACGAAACAGCTAATAGAGCATTTATAATAGCCACGACTATGAGACCGAATGGACAAGTGCTTGTGAAATTAAGTGAAGTCGGCAGCGGAGTGATGCGAGTTTCTTTTCTGTGTGCAGTGACTGGAAAGGCACAAGCAAGGGAAGAAACAGAAGATATTTTAATTGCAGAACAAGAATTTCAGGCAAAAACGTTGCTAAACAGATTTGATGAGCATGGAAAGATGATCATTCCAGATGCGATAGATGCAAATACATTAGATCCAAATGGTCCGGCGGTAGAAATTGTATAGGATGCGGAAATGACGGGAAATTAACAATTTGAATACAGGAAGGAAAGTGAGGATATGAAGAAAATGAATTATGCAGAACCAATTA